CCGGTGTTCGCAGATTTGGTTGCAGAGCTGAACGCTCAGCATGTGATCGAGCTGGGGACCCGTTCCGGGGTGTCGACGGTCGCATGGTTGCACGCTCTCGCTGACACGGGGGGTCGGCTCACATCGGTCGATATTGATGTGCGACCACCGATCGGTGATTGGCCGCACTGGACGTTCATCCAATCGGACGACACCGACCCGGACCTGATCGGGTCGCTCGAGGCGGCGGAGATTGTGTTCATCGACACAACTCACCGCTATCAGCACACCCTCGACGAACTCCGGTTGTATCTGCCGCTCGTCAAACCCGGCGGGGTGATGGTGTTGCACGACACCGAGTTGGAAACCCCGACAGAGTTCCCGGGGGACACGAACTTTCCGGTGAAACGGGCTATCGAAACGTTCACGACCGAAACCGGGTTGGAGTGGGTCAACCTCCCTAACTGTTGGGGTTTGGCGATCATCAAGACAGGCGGTGACACATGACGTTGACGAACTGTTACTGCACTGTTGCTGAGGCGAAGGCCGATCAGTCGATTTCGGACACGATTTCGGACACGGTTTTGGATGTGGCGATCAACGCCGCGTCCCGCCAGATCGACGGGTACTGTGCCCGCCGGTTCTGGCAGGACGGCACCGTTGTCGCCCGCACCTACTTCCCCGACGACAACTTGACGTGTGTTGTTGATGACATTTCCACCACGACCGGTTTGGTCGTCAAAACCGATGACAGCATGGACGGCACCTTTGCGACGACGTTGACGATCACGACCGGGTTCATTCTGACCCCGTCGAACGCAGCGGCGATGGTCCCCGTCCACCCCTACGAGACGGTGCTGGCGGTGTCCGGGTTCACGTTCGCAGTCGGTGACCGGCCTTCAGTGCAGGTCACCGCAAAGTTTGGTTGGCCTGCCGTACCTGACGATGTGAAGAAGGCGTGCATCATCCAGTCGTGGCAGCTCGCGAAATCGCAGGCTGCGCCGTTCGGTGTGTTGTCGTTCGGTGACGCCGGGTTCATGCAACTACAACGCGGGATGCATCCGCAAGCCGCCATTCTGTTGGAGCCGTACATTCGGCGGAACCGGCCGCGATGACAACGATCGTGCAAATACGCGACGACCTCGCGGCGGTGATAGACAACATCTCCGGGTGGCGGACGAAAGCGTTCCTGTCCGAAGGTGTTGATGCTCCGGTGATCAAGATTTCGCGGCCGGCGTTCGATCCACGGATGGTGTTTCAGCAGGCGAAACAGGTTGCGACGTTCCGTGCGAAAGCGTACGTGTCGCGCGGTACCGGCGAATCCGGCGAACGCCAACTGGAAGCCCTCGCAGAACTCTCCGGGTCGGGTTCGTTGGCGGCGACGGTACAGACCGGATCGAACTGGTCCGTCACGGTCGATTATGCGCAAGTGACCCGGATCGGTGAGATCGAACTGGATCTCGACACGAACGCCGGGGCCGGATATATGACGTTGACCTTCGACATAGAGGTGGTGTGGTAATGGCTTTCGTGGCTGGTTTCAACTCTCGGCTAGTGGTCGGCCCGTTGGCATGGTCGGTGTTCATGCGCGGCCTCACCACCGACGACCAAACAGACATGCTCGATGTGACGGTGTGCGACGGGACGAACGCGAAAGCGTTCATCCCCGGACAGACAACGTCGACCATGAACTTCGACTGTCTGTTGGACGGGTCGGGTGCGGCGGGGTCGGAGTTCATCAACTCAGACACTTGGGCATCCACCCCGCAACCGGTCACGATCGCCCCGAACCTGTTGACTGCCGGCCAGCCTGTCATTCTCGCGTCAGCGGTAGAAGCGTCAGCGACTATCACATCGACCACCAGCGAAGCCGTCGCCCTTTCCGTCGCTACACAGACTGATGGTGCGACCGATTATGGGGTGTCGCTCGAGGATTTCACCGCGATCACCAGTGATACGAACGGAACCGCCCGCGACAACGGCGCAGCAACCGCCAACGGTGGCATCGCACAAATCCACGTCTCCGCCTTCTCCGGACTCACCTCGGATGTTGTCACGATCGAACATTCGGTCGACGGGTCAACATCGTGGGCGACTCTCGCCACCTTCGCGACCGTCACCGGCACGACTTCGGAGCGTGTCGTTGTCTCACCCGGGACGACTGTTCGTCGTTATCTGCGTGTCGTCGATGATGTCACCGGCACCGGCAGTTGCACGCGACAGGTCAGTTTCGCGCGGCGTTAGTTCTTTCCTGCTGGAGGAAGAACACCCACCCCACTCCTAGAGGAGCATTCTCATGAGCTTTAAGGCTGGCACGACGAGTGCCTTCTACCTGGCGAACAACGCGGCGTCGTTACAAAACCTGTCGCCGTACGCCGACAACCTGTCATTCCCGCAGTCGTCGGACATGCTCGACGTGTCCGCGTTCGGCACCAACTCGAAGGCGTTCATCCCCGGACTGTCCGATGGTGACACGTATACGATGTCGGGGCCGTATGACGTGACGATTCATACGCATTTGACGGCGTTGAAGGCTGGTCAGGCTGCGGGGTCGGCTGCTGCGGGGTTCATTTTTGGGCCTGGTGGTTCGGTGGCGGCGCAGGCGCGTGTTGCTGGTTCGGTGTGGGTGTCGTCGTATCAGTTGTCGACCACGGTCGCTGGTCGGGTCGAATACTCCGCCAGCCTGCAGGTCACGGGTGCGACCCAAAACGGGACCTTCTGACCCTCTGATGATTGAGGGTGCGGCGCAACTGAACGCGAAGCTAGCGAAGCTCGAAAGAGGGTTCGATGGTATCGCGAAACAGGTCGCGTCCGAATCTGTGGGTGACGTTCAGGATGCGGTCCGGTCTGACATCGGGGACTTGTCGATGTCGGGTTGGGTGCGTGGGAAGCCGATCGAGTTGAAGGCGATGGTCGCTCGGGATAGTAAGCCTGGTGAGGCGGCTGTTGTGCCGTTTGGGCGTACGGTCGGCCAGTTCCGTGTGCTCGAGTCGGGTCGCAATAGCGATGGTGGTGCTGGCGGGTTCCAGGGGCCGGGGATCAACTTTCGTACCGGCCGCACATCGGCACGCGCCAGAGCTACCGGCAAGGGCGGTTCCACGAAAGGCCGACGCTGGAACGGGCGCACCGAAGGCAAACAGACATGGTCTGATGCGCGTGAGTTGATCGGCCAGAACCTCGGCAAACGATCATCGAAAGCGTTACATCAAGTGATGACCAAAACGTTCTGAGGGAGTTGACCTAGATGGGTTTCACTGAACGGCTCCGCATAGTCATCGACACGGTGACCGATAAAGCGACGGCGGGTATCCGTTCGTTCCGTACATCGGTTGCGGAGGCTGACGGGTTCGCCGGCAAACTGCGCGCCGGGATCGGTTCGTTGGGTTCGTCGTTCAAGTCGTTCATCACGTCGCCGCAAGGCGCGGCGGTGGCGGTCGCTGCTGCTGGTGCGGCGATGACTGCCGCGGTTTCGCAGGCGATGGACTTGTCGATCGCCGTCGGGAAACTCAAGGATCAGACCGGACTGTCGGCGGATGAGGCGTCACGGTGGATTGAAGTTGCGGACGAGATGGGAATCTCCACCGAGACTGTTGCGACGTTGATCACGAAACTTGAACAGAACCTCGGTAAGACACCCGAGGCGTTCAAGCAGTTGGGTGTTCAGGTCAAGTACGCGGCGGACGGGTCAACTGACGCTAACGGCACCTTGCTGGCTGTTATTGACACGTTGAACGGGATCAAGGACCCGGCGGAGCGCGCGGCGGCAGCACAGAAGTTGTTGGGGAAGGGTTGGAAAGAAGCTAGCGAGTTTATCGCGGCGGGTTCGGATGCTGTGCGTAAGAAGTTGGCGCAGGTGTCCGGGTCGAAGATCGTTGACGACAAGGAGATCGCGCAGGCCCGCAAGTTCCGTGAAACGATCGACGACCTGAAGGACGTTGGTGAGGAGTTGGTGATCACGCTCGGGCAGGCGTTGATCCCGGTGCTCAACAAAGTCGTTCCGGTGTTGACGGATGTTGCGGCGGGTGTCGCTGACGTTGTCGGCGCGATCGAGGATGTGGCGGGTGCGGTCACTGCTGTAACGGATGCGCTTGACGTGATGCCCGACCTGTTGGATTCGCAGTTCTTGTTGGATTATGCGCGGGGTGCGAAGGAAGCCGAAACAGCAACCTACGACCTGGGGGATGCGAATAAGGAAGCGGCGCAAGCGGCCTACGAGCACACGGTCAAGGAACGCGAACTGTCCGCGACTATGGCCGAAGCCCGCCGCAGGTTCGATGAGGCGACGTTCGCTTTCAAACAGTTCATGGATTCGTTGTCGGATGAGGAAGCCGTCGTTGCGATACAAGGCGCGATGGCCGACATCAAACAGGAGATCGAGGACACCGGGAAGATTTCGGATGATTCTCGTTTGCGGATCGAAAGAATGTTCGCGTCCACGATCGGTGGCGGGAATCTACTCGCGGCGACGAACTTCAAGATCGCAGTCGACACCGGCCGGCTGGAAGCGGCACAGTCGATCATCAACCAGTTGCAGCAGATAGCGGACGCCGGGCTGCATATTGATGTGTCGACGTCGATGATTGTCGGGTCGGAACTGCGGAACCTGTTGGAGCGTGACGTGCGTGTGAATGGTCCGTTGCCGTGTACTACCGGGAATAATGGGCGTACCTGATAGCTGTGTGGCCTGATCTGAAAGTCAGTATCGCGTTTGTGTCTGATCCGTTGGCGACGTCTCCGACGTGGGTTGACGTCTCTGCGTATGTGCGGTTGGCGGATGGTGTGACGATTAGGCGTGGTGGTTCGGGTGATCCGGATCAGCCCGATCATGCCGGGTTCCTCGGACTGACCTTGTCGAACAGGGATCGCCGTTTCGACCCCTATCATTCGACCGGCCCCTACTACGGGTATCTGACACCGAAACGACAAATCAAAGTCGAAGCCGTATGGGCAACCGTCACCTATCCGATGTTTTACGGGTGGGTGACGGGTTTCCCAAACAAGGGTCGTGCGATGGGCAAAGACGCCGTCTGCGAGATCGAAGCATACGACGCCATCGGAGCACTCGCCGGAGTCGCTCTGACTAGCGATCTTGTTGCGGATTATGTGGAGTCGATCGCCGCCAGCACATACATCTGGTACCGGTACTTCGACCCTTCGTCCGTTCCAGATTCCGGCACCAGCGGAGTGTTGACTTCTCGGTTCAATGGGATAGCGCCCGTGGCGCTCGTACCGGAATCTGGCGTCGCCGTCGGTCTGTCCGGCAACAGTTGGGCAGCGAACCGGGCCGGATACGTCGATATCACACCGCCATGCTTGTTCGGTGTCGGCTACGACTGGACGTTGTCGTTCTGGATACAGACCACAACAAGCGGATCGGACTACACGACCGACGCCACCCTTATTTCCGGTGGCCCCACCGAGTCAACGATCGGCCCGGTGTTTTTCTTCGAGGCGGGTGCCTTCACGTCATCGACGTTGACCATTTTGGATAACGGCACGCTCAAGTTTCGGTCGATTGTTGATCGGAGCGGAACTGACGACGAGGTGACAATAGCGACCACCCGTCCGATCAACGATGGGTTCGTGCATCACATTGCGATCGTCGTGGACGGTGGAGTGTCGGAGACTGTCTACATCGACGGGATAGTCGCGGAATCGACATCCGCTGTCGTATCAGGTAATCGGTATCCATCCCTAACGATGGCCCGCCTCGGCGCCCCGTCGGGCACCCTTGCCGCCGCCGACATCCTGGCATCAACAACACTCCAAGACGTCCTCGTTATGACCACTGCGCTGTCCGCAACGCAGGTCGCGGCCATCCACGATCTTGGCGTTGGTATCGCCACGGAATCAACCGCGACTCGTGCCGGTCGCCTACTCGACGAGTTGTCGTGGCCGTCCGCGTGGCGTGACATCAGTTCGTCAACTGTGGGGACGTGTGGCCCACTCAACTGGAACGGCCAATCCGTACTCGCCGGGCTACAAGAAGTCGAACGCACAGAACAAGGCCGCTTGTATGCGGCGAATGATGGCAAAGTAACGCTACGTCAACGCTACTACGCGTACGAGGATTCGCAATCTTCGACGGTGCAGGTCACGTTCTCGGATGACGGGTCGAACGAGCACTATCGGAGCTTTGGTCACGGGCGCGGCGACATTGATGTGGTCAACGACGCGACCGTGTCGAACGGGCAGATCGAAGCACGTTCCACCGACTCCACCTCCCAAACCACGTACGGGCCGAACGCGAACACCTACAACACCGTGCTCTCCACCTACGCACAAGTGCGGGACATGGCCGCAGGAATCATCTTCCTCCGCAAGGACGCCGCGACCCGGTTGGAACCGATCCAGGTCGGCTATCCGTCGTCGTGGGCGGACGTGCTCGGCATGGAACTCGCAGACCGGGTCCGGGTCGAATCGACTCCGATGGGCGTCGGGTCACAACTAACTGCGGATGTGCTGGTCGAGTCGATCCAATGGAACGTCTCACAGGCGTGGCGGTTGACGTTCGCCGGTAACCCTGTCCCACCTGATCCGGCAACGGTCGGGTTTTGGGTGCTAGGGACTAGCGAGCTGGATACTTCGACCGTGCTGGCCTTCTAGCCACCAGCACAAGTATCACACCTGCTACCAGCAGCCAGCCTCCTACCAACGGCACCGCCTGACCCGTCGGTGGCAGTTGCGGCGGGCACCCCGTCACAGTACACGGCGCAACGTCCCCGGAGAGATCGAACGGTGGTTCGTCCATTTCTTGAGTATGCGCTCGGCCTCTCTCGGACTCCAGTTATCTGGTAGCAGTCCCCAGCTGTCGCCCCGGATTTCGGCCAACAACACGGCGTCGTCCCGGTCGTCCCGCCACCGCACA